TTCATTTATAGTATCTTCGTTTAATGATTTTTTAATAATAGACTTGATAGCTTCTTTTAACTGCTCACTCTTCTCATCTTCTTTACCCATAGCTTTTTTAATAGCTTTATCTTTTGCAGCCATATAATCATCAGAATCTATATCTCCGTCTCCGTCATGATCTTTGCCTTTCTTTTCGTCTACTCCTTTAGCAGCGTCTCTTATTTTTTCAACATGACTATCTAAATAATCTACATCACTTGTAGGTAAGCCCATAGTTTGAACTTGATCTTTAATAACGCTAACTAAATATTCAGCACTCTCTAATATTCCAGCAGCATATTCTGAGTCTTTTAATGCTTTAATTTCGTACATAAATAATAAATCATGCATCTTAGCTAATCTAATTGCTTCTTCTTTATTATACTCTTCTCCATATTCACCAGCTACTACTTTTTCCATAAAGGCTTTAGCTCCAGGACATATTTTATAATACTTTGTTTGGTATCCGTGAACATTTACATTATATTTATCAGCAGCATATTCACCTTCATTTTTTCTTCTTTTATGACCGTGGTGTGAAGAATTAATTATTTGTAATTCAGTTATAGGAATATCTTTAACTGTTTTACTTCCTTCTTTAAAGAATACATCGTAATGAGTAACTGTGCCATCTTCTAATAAGGTATGTTGTCCTTCTAAACATATTCCATGTCCATATTTTTCATGTAGTACGTGGTTAGCACAATCGTGTTCTATTTCTTTTTCTTCTTCGTTAAGACCGTCAGCTCCCATCATATCGCTAGGACCAGGATAATTAACGCTAACAAATTCATTAAATTCATCTATAGGATCAGCTCCATCCATTAAATCTTGAAAATGGGTTTTGATAAACTCTTTTATAAGCATATCAATACCTTTTATTTCTCCGTATTTTTCTTTTATTCTTCCGATAGCTGAGGCAATAACTTCTTTTAGTATAGGAGTACCTTCAGCTTTAGTATAGTTACTAGGTTCACTTTCAGGTTTTTTATTACCTTTTCTATCTATACCCATTACTTCTCCTACTTCATCTTCAACTTCACCTACAACTTCATCTTCTATTTCTCTTATGCTACTTACTGCAGCTTGTAATCTTTCTAACGATATACCTAAAGTTTCAGCTAAATCATCTAATCTACCTTCTTTTAGCATTACTTTAGCTTCTTTTAATTGTGCTTTTTTTAAATCGTTGAATAAATCTTTTTTTAATTCTCCTCTTTTAACAGGAACTTCTCTATCATGTTTATCTACATTACTAGATTCGCCTGCTACTATATCAATATAATGATTAGGATTTTTAATTAAATTATCCTTAGCTTTTTTAGCTGCTTTTAAATATTCGTCAGTAGTAACGTTTCTTTCATCGAATGGTGGTTTTAAACCAGCAGCTTGAAGTTCATAAAATATACCTCTTTCAAGTCTTGTAAGATCAACTGTTGCAGCTGGTCTTTCGTCGTATATTTCTACTCCTGTAGGTTTAGTTTCGAAGAGTAAACCTTTGTTCTTTAGGATAGATACAGAGTCTTCGAATCCGTTAAATTGTGATATATATTGAGGGAATTCTTGTCTCATTTGTCTTACGAATTCCTTCTTAGCCATCTTACCTTCGTTGACGGCTCTAAACTTTTCTGTTGCGGTTACTGCTCTCATGTTTATAAATAGTCATATAGTTTAGTTGAGTATGGCCGTTCAGGACGGCTTACTTTCTTATAACCATGCTTTTTAGAGATTTTTCCAGCTCTATTAGCGTTTCCAAAAGCGTACTTAGTTTTGTAGTTCTCTCCAGCACCTGCTGCAAAAGAAGCTCCACCGCTTGTAGTATTAGCTTCTGATAGTACTTCTCTTACTAATTTTACTAGTTCAGATCTTGTCATAAGCTTTTTAACTCATTAACTAAATCATAATATTGCATTAAGTTTATTAAATGAGTATCGTTAACTTTGTCAGTCTTTTTTAAAGGTTTAATACCTTTTATTACTTCATCTAATTTTATCTTAACTATATCATCTTTAACATTGCTAGCTAAATTAGTAACTTCTTTAATTATATTATCTAATTCAGTATTTACTAAATTATATAATCTTCTGTTAGAGTTTACTGATGTAATAAATTCTTTTAGTATTCTCTTTTGCTGAGGTAAAAGATCTTTATAATTATCATTAAACTTTTCTAATAATATTTTAAACGTAAGCATTTTTAAATCTTTATCATACTTACTATACTCTTCTATAAGGCTATCTTTAACCTTATCTTCGTTTTGATCTTTAGATGTTAAATGCTCTAATAAAGTACATTTATTTGCAACTAAAAAATTAGGATCTACAACGTTAGAATTATTTTGAGCTTCTAATAAACAGTATAAAGAAGCAAGAGGTTTATAATCTCTAACTTCCATACCAAAAAACTCATCTATTTTATAGTTCTCTTTTATAGCAGAAATTAAATCATATTTCTGTTTTTTTAATAATTTTTGATTAAGTTTCCTAGAAACTTCAGTAATAGTTGAAATTATAGTTTCTGCTTTACTTTGAGATACTTTTTGATTTCTTAAAATAAATTCGTATAATTTATATTCTTTAGCTAAAGTATTCCTACCAGCAAAAAATTCTTTTAAGATACCTATAGCCTTAGATTCTTTATTATCTAAAGTATCAGCTGCGATCTGCTTAACAAGCAGTTCAAATATAAGTCCAGTATTACGATACTTTGAGTGCTTTATCTTCATTATATACGTTTACTATTATAAATATGTATTAGTTACCTAAATCTTTAATATTATCTTCATTCAGTAACTTTGATTTAGACTCATCGTCTTTTTTGAAAACAATATCTTTAAGATCCTTTTCATTTTGTAAGTAAACTGTTTGTGCTGTAGAATTTTCTAAAACGTTTTCATTGTCGGAAGGATAACCTCCTTTCATACCATGCTGACCTAATGGATCCCTTCCTCCTACTGGATTATCATTGGTTCCGTAAAAAGACATTTTCTCTCTAGGTCTTCCGCCTTCAGGGCCAGGTTGACCATGTTGAGGTATTTCTTCATAGCCTTGCGGTACTTCTCCAGGACCAGCTCCTTTTGGAGTAGAAGTAGACCTTCTACCGTACATAGAAGCTAAATCATGTGGTGTTCCATAAGTTACTCCAGACTTAGCAGGATCGTTACCTTCTCCTTCTATCTGAGCTAATCTAAATATTCGTTTAGAATCTTCTTTAACTAAATCTCTCATTTCCATATACTGGTCTTCAGAAAGATCAAATATATTTTCGTAGATATAATCAGTAGAGAATAGTTTAGTATCTTTCATTTGATTAGCTAAATCTACTTTTTCTTTTAGTAATGCTACTTTTTCTTGTTCAAATATAATAGATGGAGTAGTTAATTTAATTTCAAAATTAGTTAAACTATCTCCAGTAAATCCTTGAGAATATAAATGTACTAAAGCAATTTTTGTTAATTCAGATTCTACTATTCTTTGTATTCTTTCTACTGTTCTTGCAAATCTAATATCTTCTGCTGCTAATGTAGCTTTACCTTGTAGATCTCCTTCATAACCAAAATATGCTTTTGGTATCTTAAGTGCAGCAAATAGTTTTTGTTGTAAGTATTCAACATCAGCCTTACCGTCATATTCTAATCCTTTGGTAGTTTCTATTCTAGTAGAAGTATCTCCCCCTCTTACAGGTAGGTAGAAATCTTCCATCATATTCTGTAGATTGAACTTAAGATTATATTGACCATCATCTCCTACATAAGGAGTTTTTTTCATTTGATTGATAGTTTTTTGCATAAACTGTTCTACCTCGTTTGGAGGTACATTACCTACATTTATATAGAACATTCTCTTTTCAGGTGCTCTCATTATACGATGAATTAACATCGCATCTTCCATTAAAGTAGTTTGTCTAAATATTTTTCTAGCTGGTTCTAAATAAGAACGACCATAAGGTAAATACTGAGTATCAGATATTAATCTAAAGTGAGCTACTTCATAGTTATCAAAGTTAACTACTTTCTTATTAGATTTTCTTTTCGGTAAATAACTAGGATTTTGAGAAGCTGCTAATCCGTCAGGATCTAATTGAAAAATAACTTTAGCAGGATTTTCAGGATCTTCTCCTTCTCTTCTTACCATATGGTATACGGTATAAGGAAGTACATTATAAACTCCAAATTTTTCAGATATTTCTAATTTTAAGAAAAAATCTCCGTACTTACACATATTTCTAATCCATGACCATAAATTAAATTCTATATTTAATACGTCATAAAATAAATTATAAAGTACTCTTTGAATATTTTCGTCAGATGATTTTATCTGAAGTATTTCGTTAACATCGTTTTTTACAGTAGCCTCATCAGCTAATATATCTAATGCGGATGCAATAATAGGATCTGTATCCATAGCTTCATAATCTGAATAAAGCTGGATTCTTAAAGTTTGATAATTTAGATTAGGATTAAATATATTTCTATTATTGTAAATATATAATCTACTAAATCTATCTACTAATGAATTTGTTTGGTATCTTCCGGTTCTCTGAATCTGATTAACATCAGCTATTTTCAGCTCTTTTCCACCAATATTTCTTATTACTACATCTGTAGAAAATAATCTTCGAAGTCTACCAAATAGTGAAGTATCTGCCATTAAACGTTTAATTTATATATAAATAGTCTATTTTAGTAACCAAGTGATATCTTCTTCACCACTCGGTGTCTTTAAAAGATAAGGATTTTCTCTCTTATTTCCAACTGTTTTAATAACTGCTTGGTTTTTTGCATTTAAGTTAGAAAATGATGATAACTGTGCTCTAGCTAAGTCCATACCCTGTTGTCTAAGTTTTAATGCGGTATCTCTTACATATAATGCTGTTGCACATGATATAAGTAAATCATCGTTATATCTGTCTTGAGCTTGGGGTTTTCCGTTTTTCCATACAAAAACTCGCATTTCACCTAATAATCTTTTAGATTGTATAGTTACTGATTTTTCTCTGATATACTCAATCATCTTAGCAATCACTAAAGGACGCGTTCTCATTGACATAGTAAACCCTGGTACTAATTTATCTCTTTCATACTTATGCATATAAGATTCTACTGATTCCATATTAGATGTAGAGCTATAATATAGGTTTTTATATTCTCTTTCTAGTATTTGTTCTATCGTAGCCCAGCCTATATTTGCATTTTCTACAACTAACAGTGCATCATTATATTCAGATGCTATACCTACTAATACATTACCAAAATCTTTAGGAGATAATTTACCTTTATACTCAGCTATCTGTACACAATTTTCTACATCAAATACATGAAATGCAGAGTAATCACTTGAATCCCCTCTAGCAACATCAGCCACAACCATATATGATTTAGAATAATCAACTCCTTCCCATACCCATAAATTACTATCAACTCCTCTTCTTTCTAAAGGTTCCTTTTCATAAGTTTTTTCGTAGTATAACATATCATCTGGTTCAAATACAGTATCACCAGAAGCTAGGAAATCACAATCACATTCCTGACCTGCCATACGAGGACCTAAGTCTGAGTCTTGTTGGTCTCTCCACTCTTGATCTCTTTCAGGATGTACTGTCCAAGGTAGTCTTATAGATAAAAATGAATTTTCTCCAGATATAGCTTTTTCCCAAGTCAAATGAAACCAGTTACCTATACCGTTAGGAGTTGATAAAGCCATACACTGCCCACCGGTAGCTAATGTTTGTTGTGCAGCTGTAAAAGTTTCTTCAATATTATCTATAAATGCTGCCTCATCTATTAACAGTAACGATACTGCTTCAGATCTTGCTGCATCAGCATTAGAAGATTTAGCTTGTACTTTTGAACCATTTCTAAGCCTTAGTGATAATTTATTTTTTTCTACTGCAGGAAGTTTTAACCATTTAGGAAGTTGATCATACATAAAAATGACCTTAGTTACTAAGTTTCTTGCTGTTGCTTG